TCAGGAATCACCGGCCCCGACCTGGCTGAGCAGAGCCAACGCCGCGTTAGTGCGCAACGCCACGCGCCGGATCAGCCCCTGCCGGAACATCGGCGCGACGCTCGCGTCATAAAACGCCGTCTGCGCCCGACTCAGCTGCGCGACAAGGTCATTTGGGCTGGCCAGACAGACCGCTAGCAATGTTCGCGGCCCCAGGTCGCCGTCTACCGCAACTTCGACCGCCGCTTGCAGAAGACGCACGCTCGCCGCGACCCCGGCATTCACCGCATGGTCAAACACCATGAGGTCAAGACCGACAGGCAATGCATCACCTTTGACCGGCCGCCAGTAATCGCGACGATAAATCGCCCGTGCCGCGTCGGGCGTAAGGTCGCGGAGGTCCAGGTGCGGATAGGACGCAGCCGACAGGCCAAAATTCGTTCCCCTGAGACTCCCGACGCCGATCTCGCCACCGGTCCAGTTGCCGCGATCTTCCGGGCTTGCGGTGAACCCGCCCTCGCACTGCAGGGTGAAGCCCACGCATGCGGCGAAATTCACGATCCGGTTACCGCTTCTTTGGCGATATCCAGCGCGTAGGCGGCGGCGACGAACCCGGCGACGAAAAAACTGCGGTCGATCGGCTTGGCCTCGCCCCAGGAGGTGGCGAAGGTGAGAGCACCATCGTAGGAGTCGGCCCAAACAGCATGATAGCCCCACGAACCGGGTGCGCCGGCCGCCGTCCATACGAGCTGATTCTGCTGTGCGAGGCCTAACGCGAGGATCAGAAAAATGCCGCCCGCGCGGCTCACGACATCCCGGATGTCGGCCTCGAATTTGGGGTCGACCGGGACGACCTGCCGCAGCCTATAACCGGCGATGCTGTTTTGGCGCCACCACGCAAACAACGCCTCAGGGTCGGTTCCTTGATCACTGGCGGGATTAGACGCGGTATAGCCGGTGATCTGGCTGTAAAGCGTCACCGCGAGATCATTGGCGATTTGCGGTCGTGAAATCCCGGCCCTGGCCATCTCCGTCTGCACGGCATTACAGGCTGCGGTCTCAACACAATCACCGACCAGATCATTGTGCCCCGCAACGCGCGGCGTGCCGAAAATCCGGCTGTAAGCCCCCCGGGGCATAACCGTCGTGACGCGGCGGCCAGGCGCGGCCGGCGCGCCATGCCACCGGCACCCCAATCTCATCGCCGCGAGCTGATGAGCGAGAAGCACCTCAGACACCCAGCAATTTCAGCGCCTGGCTCGCGCTCATCCTCGGTTCGGCCGCACCGGCGGCGGTCGACGCCACCGCTTCGCCCAGAGCCAGCACGGTCTGCAACGCGTCCACGATGGTGACGATGTTGGCGGCCAAGGAGCCCGTAAGGCTGTTCGCCACCACTACCACATCCGCCAGCAGCGTCTTGGCGTCGGTTTGGAACGCGGTGATCGCGGCGGGAATGCTGGCGGCGGTGAACGTCAGCGTCGCGACACCGTGATTCGCCGTGTTCAGCGCCGCCACCTGGGCCGCCATATCGGCAACAGCGTCGTTGATCACAAGGACCCTGGCCGCACCGATCGCCGTGCTGATCAGCGGGACGCTCAGCAGCGTCGCCACACCGTTCTTCGCCGCAAGGGCGTAATTTTCCAGCATGTTGAGATTGATCGTGACGATGGTCACGCCATTCGCGGTCGTCACCGCGCATGCGCCGAGCATCGCCACGGCGGAGAGCAACGGCACGGTCGCCAACAGGCCCCGACGGGAAACGGTCATGGTTCAGACTTCCTTGCTTGCAGTTGCAGAGGTTTCGACGGCGACCGCGGCATCGCCGGTGGTCAGAGCCCGACGCCAGCCCTCCTTAAGAAGGACCGCGCCGACGCCGGAAATGATAAGCCCGGCCAGCATCAGATCGTGGCCGATGCCGGGCGGAATGGCGTAGCCGAGACCGGCCAGAATCGCGGCGATGCCGGCATAGGTGCTCGGCTCGGAAAACCGGGCGATCAGCGTGTTCATGAGGATTTCCTTGAAGAAAAAAGAAGGAAGGAAGCGCTTCTTTTTGTGAACAAAAAGAAGCAAAAAACTTTGTTAATTTGGGCCCGTGCGGTTTCAGCGCCACCGGCCCAGCGCAACCAAAAGTTTTTGCGCCGCTTTTTTCAAAAAGCGGCTGCTTTCTTTCTTATCTAACGAACGAAATGCGTGACAATTCCCGCCAGCGCGCCACCGCAAAGCAGCACCAGGCTATCGAACATCCAGCGAAACGTGCCGAACGTACCTCGCTGCGTGGCGAGCTGCTGCGCCAGCCGCTCGTAACGCTCCTCCTGCCGCTTGGCACTGTCGGCAATCATGTCACCAAGCGTCCGGCCCAGGGTTTCACGGTCTCTCTGGGCGTTTATTTGCCCATCATGAAATATTTTGAGCATTTGCCGGTTTTGATTGAAGAGTTCGACGATCGATGCGTCGGAGCTCTGCTGGCGCGACAACAACCCGTTCACATCGCCACGCAACTCACCGACGTCTCGTTCAACGCCCATCCCCCTCCCCCTCGCCTCATTCTCCTTCGGCACGCGCTTGCGCTTCCCCGGCGCGCCGCCATCGATCGCCTGGCTCATGGCGCCCTCTGGTCAGACGCGAGTTTCGGGCGCTCGAAATGCAGCACGAAGAGCATTTTTGTAATGCTGTAAGGCTGTAATCCAAACTTGCTGGTTTCGACCGCAATTGCATTGCCCGTCTTGTTATCGACGGCGTAAAACGAGATCTGGTTGATCGCGATCTCCGTCGTCTTGCCGTACAACGCGATCTCCGGCGTGCTGAGAAAAGCCGAAAGCTTCAGCCTGGGCACGCCCAACAGCAGGGACTTGAAGTTATAGGAATCGACTGCGGTATACGGAACGATGGTCACGGCGGCGTTCTTTTGTGCCGCCAGCCCGACGCCATGTTGCAGAAGCCAGGCTTTGAATATTGCAATTTCGAACTTGCTGCCGGTGAAGTCAGACCCGTCCACATAGGCTGACGATGCAGCAAAAGGGGACAAACTCTCCACAGCTTTGCGCGCCGCCGACGACATGATCAACTCTTGAGTCGCCGTCTCTTTCGGGGGCAGCGTGACGATGCCGCTCGAGCAGGCATCGGAAAGCAGCAAGATCAGGAGCAGGACAACACGGGTCATTTTCTCCCCCATCGGCTGATCTGCTCCATCACCGCGAACGGCACGATGGTGGCGCCGTCCACGGCAAAGGCCCACCAATGAAACCAGAAAGGCCCGATAAGAACCCATGAGATGCACAGGCAGGCGCGCAGGTAATTCTGCGCTGCCATCGGCACATTGTTCATCACCTTCCAGCAATGCGATTTTTGGACGATACAGGCGAGCATGCGGCAGCCGACGCAGCCCCACCATTTCCGCTGCGGCAATGGCAGGCGTATATTGCCGGGCCGGTAGCCAGCCGCGAGCGCGGTGTGCGTGGAGACGGTCATGCTCGCGGAACCGTCGAAATCGACGACATTGAGCAAGCGATCCTCCCATATGCCGGCTTGAACTAGCAAAATGCGAAGTTGCGCGAGGCGGCCGACGACGAATGCACCGGCGGCACAGCAGGCGCGCGCAAAAACGCCTCTCACGCACTCACCGTCAGCGTCGCGGCCGGCAGCGTGCCCTGGTTGCTGTCGGCCACCAGATCCACTGCCGAGACATAGGGCGCATAGGCCGTCTCCAACGCCGCGAACTGCGTGGGGTTGAACGAACGCTGCGTGCCGCTCGCGTCAACCAGCACCAGAGTCGTGGTGCCGTTGATGAAGCTGTTGTTTTTGATCAGCCAATTGGCCTCAGCCATGAGCTTCACCTGCGCCGCCAGGGTGGTGGCGTAGGTAGCGCTTAGGCCGGTGCTGGTGGCGAACGTCACCGCCACGCCGGCGGCCAGTTGCGCGGCCGCCTGCTCGGCGAGCGTCGGGCTCGGCGCGGCCTGCGCGGCAGTGAATGTCCATTCCCCGCCGGCTTGCGCCGCTTGGCACCCAACCTGCGGCGCCGGTGTGACCTCGGAAATATCGCCGGTCCACAGCAGCGGCAAGGCAACCGGGAACGCTGTGTTCGCAAGCTGCACGACCTGCGAGTTCAAAATGAGCGCATAGAGTGCCATGATCAATACTCCACAATCACGAGGCCATTCGCGCCGGCACCGCCGGTCAAGCCGCCGGGGCCGCCGGCGCCGCCGCCGCCGCCGCCAGGGAATTGCCCAGGCCCCGCGGCGGCACTGCTCTGGACGCCGCCTTGTCCGCCCTGCGGCGCGTTGCCGCCCGCGCCGCCAAGGCCGTTGCCGGTCGAGCCATTCATCATGACGATGCCGCCAAAGCCACCTTGAAAATTCACGATGCCCCCCACCGCCTGGCCGCCGGCGGTGTTTGTGGTCGCAAAGGCGGCCTGATACGCGCCGCCTGCGCCGCCCGTGACCGTGACAAACGTGCCAACGCTGGATGTCCCGCCGCTGGCGCCGGGCGATTGGGCCACGCCCCCCGCCCCGCCCTGTCCGACCGTCACCGCAATTGCCTGCCCCGGCGTCACGGTCTCGACCAGTTCCGCATAACCACCCGCGCCGCCGCCAGTGCCGGCAAAAGCAATGGTCGAGGCCGCCGATCCAGCGCCGCCGCCGCCGCCACTCCACACACGGAATTTGATTCTCGTGACACCGGCGGGAACGGTAAAAGTGCCGGAGGCAGCAAAGGCTTGCTGATGGGAGAATCCGGGCGAAAGCTGAGGCAGCGTATAGGGCGGGAACGGCGCGCTCGGATGCTGCGCAATGTTGGCGGCGGTGATCGCGGTTTGCCCGAAGGCCACGGTCACCACGAACAGCGGCACATAGCCGTTATCGGCCGCCGGCGGGGTCTGCGTGCCCGTGGCCACCGCCGCACCGGCTTTCACCGCCAGCGTCACGGTCTGGTTGCGCGTGGTGTTCTGCGCGGCGCCGCTATTGGTCGGCCCGGCGAAGGGCTGGCTTGGATTCGCGGCGTTCACATAAGGCAGCACCACGGGCGTGCCATCGGCCTCGGCAAAAGTCGCCTCGATCAGGTAAGCGATCGACTGGCCCACTGTGGTCGGCGCCGCCATGTTCAAGATTGTGGAATCGAGATTGATCCCCTGCTTGACGCAGAATTCCGTGAGATCGGCGGGCAGCTCGCCATAGGCAGTGGCGTCCACACTGGTGAATTGCGTCAGCGCACCGGCGGAAACCTGCACGCCCATGCCCGGCACCGCGAGCGCCGTGCAGGTAAAGCCCGAGGCCACCGGCGACGTGCCGAACACCGCCTGCAAAATCGCCCCGTCCGAAATCATGGCGTTACGTTGCGCATTGAGAAAGTCTGCCGATTTCGGCAGCGAACCTGGATAGGCGATGGTGCGATTCATGAAATGTCCTTGCCAGACGAAGGAAGGCTACTTTTTGTGAACAAAAAGCAGCAAAAAACTTTGCTAACTTTAGGCCCGTGCCGGTTCAACGCCTCAGGCCCAGCGTAAATAAAAGTTTTTGCGCCGCTTTTTCAAAAAGCGGCTGCTTGCTTCTCTCTAATTCGAAAGATTGACCCAGGCGATGGAACCGGCAGGCATCCAGGCGTACACAGCGGCGATCAGGAATGAATCCGTGAGCGTGGCCGCCACCATGTTGTCGTCGGTGAACGCGAGCGAGCCGTTGTTGCTGGTGTAGGGTGCCGCCCCGCTCCAGCCGCCGAGCGCATCGCCCTCGGTGCCGAGCGCGCCGGTCCAGCCGCCCAGGCTCGCCGATGCCTGCAAAGACGGCCGGACAACCGTCACGAAGAGCTGATAGGGCAGCAACAGGCTACCCCACGCGCCGGCCCCGACCGTGCCGCTGCCATCGTCCCAGGCGAACGTGCCGCCGCCTTCTGTGCCCAGCGGCCCGGCCCAGCCGCCGGTGTCACCGGTATTGGCCGGCTCGACCACGCGCGGCGCGTTGCCGGTGAGAAATTCCAGCATTTCCGTCAGCGCTGCCCTGGTGCCGCGCGGCGCGGTGATGGTCCATTGCGTCCGCGCCTTGAAGGCTGTGTCGGTCTCCTGCGGCAAGCGTATGATCGAGTCACCGAGAAAATCATGCGCCCACAGATCCACGAACCCGCCTTGCGTGGTCGCCAGCCGCGTCTGCGCGCGGGTGAAGGCGGTCAGCAGATAGATGGCGGCCAGCGCATTGGCGATGCCGGCCAGCACCATGTCCAGCACCGGCGCAGCATCGGCGAACCAGTCGGCAGGCAGCAGCCCGCGCAACCGCGCCTGAAAATCAGCCTGATCTCCGGTCGCCATTACGCCACCGTCAGGGCGCCGGCGCGCACCACCTGAAAATCGCTCGGCACCAGATCGGTCGTTCCGCCGTTCAAAGTGAGGCCGGTAATGTTGGTGATGGCGCTGCTGGAATCATAGGCCAGCTGCGCCAGGCGCGTGTAGGGCAGCTTGTTGCCGACGCCCAGGCCCCCGATATAGCCCGCCAGTGCCGCCTGCACCGCAGCCACGGCGGCGGCGTGGTTGGTATTGGGCGCCGAGGTCAGGGTCATGCTGATATTGGCCGCCAGCGGCGCCGCGGCGATCACATAGGCGTTGATCGTCGCCGCCCGCACCGCCTGCACGGCGGTGGCCACCAGGGCGATGGTGCTGGACGGCGTGGCGCCGCTGCCATCATCCACCGCCACGGTGACGGCGCCGGGCGCGAAATTGCCGCCGGCATCGGTGTTGTTGATCTGCTGCCAGGTGAGGTTTTGCGCCACGTCCGCCACGGCTGCGTCGATCGCCGCCGGCGTGCTTTTGCTCAGCGAACTGAACCACAGGCCGAAGCGCGCTTTCAGCGCCGTGTCGGTCTCCGCGTTCAAGCCGTTGGTGAAGGCGTTGGCGTTCGTCACGGTGTCGAGGCCCGGCGCGGAAGAAGCGATCAGCCCGATCGTGCCGGCCAGCACATTTCCGGTGGTCCCGGCGGCGGCGTTGGTGACGGCGACATTCAGGCTCGCCACGCCGGCCGCCAGAGTGAACCAGCCTTGCGTCGCGCCGCTCGGGTCCGCCTGAAAGGCGGCGTTGGTCGTATCGAGATCGACGGTGAAACTCTGCGTGCCGTCATTGGTCTTCACCAGTGTCCCTACCGGAATCTGCACCGGTTGCGTGGCGGTGAAGCGGCCGAACGTCACCTGGCCTGACGAAGCCACGCCGACCAGGCGCCCACCGAACAGCGGGAAGTCGGCCACGAAGCTATCGCAATCGGTGCCGGCCGCCGTGGTCAGACGCGCCATCTGCAGCACCTGCACGTTCTGCCATTGCAGCCACAGGCACAGCCCCGCCACGGCCTCGAAAATGGCGCGCAAGCTGGAGCCCACCAGCAGGTCGAGCGCCTGGCTGGCGGCGGCCTGCGCGGCGGCCGCCATGTTGTTCAACATGGTCGAGAAATTTTGCAGGGAGAGTTGCATCACTTGACCTGAAATGTGAGCGTTGAACCCGCGCCGGTCACGGCGTCGGCATATTGGATCGTCACCGCCACCGTGCCGTCATTGTTCGCGGTGGTGGTCACAATGGGGGCCGGCACCTGCGCCACCGAGGATTCACGAAAAATCTGGCCGCGGATGATGTTCTCGATCGCCGCCGCGTTGGCCGGCTGGCCGACCATCTGGCCGAGCCCGGCGCCATAGGCGAGATGCCAGATATAATCTCCGGCGTTGGTCAGCAGCCGCCGCAGCACGCGCTGTTGCGTGAGCGCATCACCGCTCACCGCCAGCAAATCGCCGGTGGCACTCAACGCAAGATCGCCGCCGAACATGTGGGAAATGTCAGCCATGCTCAGCCCTGCCCTTTTCCGGTGAGCGCCGAACCACTCGTGCCGGGCGTGTAAGGATGTTCGTGATTATCCAGGCTGATGCCCGCGCCGATCACATCGCCGCTGGCGGTGAGCGTCCCGGTCACACTCACATTGCCATTGATGTTCAGCCCGCCCGGCGCGGCGATATACACCGAACCGTCATTTTTCAGCGTCAGAAACGCCCCGCTCTTGTGCCGGAATAAAACCTCACCGGCGGCGGCCGTGCTGGGCGGCGTATCGACATCGGAGAACAGCACGCCGGCAATCACGCCCTGCTGCGCGTCGTTGCGGTCCGGCAGCACCAGCACCTGCACGCCGAGCGGCAGCGGCGCAACCAAGCCCCAGCCCGCGCCGACCCATGCGGAGAGGATCGGCAGCCAGCCGGTCAACGTGTTCTCCGGCTGGATCGTCACCTTCGCGCAATAGGTCTGCGGGTTGAAGGAGGCGACGAGCCCGAAGCGCGGCGCGCCGAACTGGCTCACCTGCCCGACCACGCCGCGCGCCTGCGCCGCCATCAACCTTTGCATGCTCATTAAATCAACGCTCCGCTCGCGCCGTCAAAAAGCGACAAAGGCGAATAATTCTTGGCCGATATGGAGGTCTCGAAGCCGCCCCGAGGCGTGACGCTGTGCGTGACCTGGGCGGAAAAATAATCGATACCGTCATAATCCGTGCCGGTGCCGGTCAGCGTGAACAATGTTTGCGGCGTCAGCGTGGCGATGCCCGGCAGGCGGGCGGTGATGGTGCGCTCATGCTGGGCGATGTCCTGCGCAAGCCGCTGCGCCGCGGCTGCGGCCTGGGCGCTCGTCAGGTTGGGAATCTCGAACACGTAAAGGGTCTTGGGTACCGCAGGATCGGAAGCTTTCAATGTCTTCGTCACGGCAGACCCCGTTACGACCGTCTTCTTGCCGGAATGCCAGGATTTCACCGTCACCTGCACGTCGCGCGCCATCGTCAAGGCGCGCTCGCAACTCAGCGTCTTGCAGTTGCTCAGCATCACGCCGTCACTGTTTTGGCCGACCCACAGCGCATAGTACGGCGGCGGCGTCCCCGGAATCTGGAAATGGAGTACATTCCCCTGCACATAGGGCACAATGCCTTCGCGCTGGCCGAGCAGGCACAACAGATCCCACTCATTCACCGCGCACGAGAATCCGCCGGCGGCCATCGTATCGTGATCGGCGCTGTAATAGCGCCCCACCAGCGTAGTGGTCGGCGTCACCTGGGCCGTCATCCCGTGCGCCTGCGCCAGCGCCGCGGCAATTTCCGAGGCCGTCAGGTTCTGATAGGTCTCGGTGATGCGCGTATCGAGAAATTGCGCGGCCATGTCGCGTCCGCGCAAGCTGATGGTACGGCGCAAAGGGTCAAGCGAGTGGCTGTCAACCTGGCCGGTGAACATCGAAACATAGCCGGTCGGGGCCAGCGCCAATTTGATTTCAATATCGATCTGTTTATTGCCCGTGTTGGCCCACCAGGCCGGCCCGTTGGCGTCCACCGGCGTGAAACCCTTGGCAATCGTGAAACTGCCCACATTATAGGCCAAAGGATCGCTCCATTGCACCGAGAGCACGCCGGTGAGCGCCGCACCGTTGGCGAGCACTTGAACGCGCAGGGCGCGGGCGATGCTCTGGCTCATTGGCTCGGCGCGCCTCCGGTGGCGTTCAGGTTGGGTTCGGGAATCAGCAGCGTGACAGGCGCCCCGCTGATCTGCGGGTCCGAAAGATTGTTCTGCTGGGCGATACGTATCCATTGCGTCGCGTCGCCGAGATACTTGGCCGCCAGCGCGTAAAGAGTGGTGCCGGTCACGGTGACTTGCTGCATGGCTCAGGCGCTCGCGTTCAGTAGGTTGGTGGCGGCGCGGCCGAAATAGCCGCCGGCCACGCGGAGATTGGCGGCATCGCCGGCGGCGCCGGCCGCGCCGTTGATCACGGCGGCAACGGCCGGGATCGACGCCGCGGTGGTGGCGGCCTGGCTCACACCCAACAGATTGGTGCCGAACTGGCCGAGCAGGCCGTTCGCCGCCCCCGCGGCGGCGTTGATGGCGCCGCTGGCGGCGTTCACCGCGCCCACCGCCCCGTCATAGGCGGCGGTGCCCAGCGTGGTCGCGCCCGGCTGCGCCACCGAAGTTGATGCGGTGGTGATCGGCGTCGCGACGCCGGCCGAGAGCGACGAGAGCGCGCCCACCACGTTACCGCTGGAAACATCCGCCACAACCTGGCTGACAAGCGAGGTCAGCGTGTTCCCGGTCGGGGATGAATTATCCTCCAACACGATGCAGGTGATCTTGTACGGCACCGGGTCCACCGACCGCGTGTCGGCGGCAAACTCGGCCACGATCACCTGATAGCTGAACACATCCCAGGCCAGCGTGACGACTGAACCGCTCTTGCGGATGGAATCCAGCAGCCGCGCACGCACCGTGCGGTTCGGCCCGGTAAATTGGCCACGCCACGAAATACTGTTCTCGACCGGCCCCATCGCATCGAGGCAAAGACCGCCGCCGACCATGGTCGAGACACCGATCATCTGCTTGCCGCCCACCGGCATGGAGTCCGGCAATTCCATGCCGGTCAGCTGCATCGGCCCGATGGTCAAAATGCCGTAGCCGCCGAACATCTGCCCGGCGGCCTGCACCGCCGACAGCACCGAACCGCTGATGCTCATGCTCATGGGAGATACGATCCTGGGGCCGGCACGCCCGGCGCCGGCGGCACGAGGTTGTTGTTCATGCCTGTGGGCGCGGTCGGCATGGCGCTTTGATGCTGGGCAATCGCGCTGACCGTCGCGCTGGTCAGCATGTCATGGTTCGTCACCATCGTGGGTATCGGCTGGTCGATGATAATCCTGGCGTAAAGCGGCCGATCGGGCGTTGCACCGGGCATGGTCATGCCGTCCGCCAGCGATGGGTCTCCGGCTGGCCGGCCCCGTGCCGCCCATGGCGCGGCCGCTGCCTTGGTCGCCGTCGCGATCGCACCGATGGCGCCAAAACCGCCTGCGCCCATGCCGGCAGTGCTTGAATAGGCGGCATCTCCCGCCGCGATTTCCGTTCCACCCGATCTTTGAAGGCGGCGCCACGTGCGCTCGATCACGGTGCCGGCGTGCGCTCCAGCCTCATCCACCTTGCTTGTCTTGTGCAAAAGACGGGTGGGCATCGGGGCCCTGTCGGTCCGGCCCGTCAAGGTGCCAATACGCACAAGCCCGCCGAAATCGCGCGCGCCGGCCGCCGTTTGTTGCAACGGCGCGTGCGCTTTTGCTCCGGGTTCAACGTCGACCGCGCGCCACGGAAACGGATCCCGCAGCAATGCGATCTTCCTGACGAGGATGCCGGTGAGGAACTCATCGGCCCCGCCAGGCTTCCTGGACAGCGCCTGCGGACCGCGCAAATCTTGCATGCTGCTCGGCCCGGCCTTCGCGATCAGGCGCCCAGCCTCCGGCACGGCAATCCGGCCGGCTTGGGTGCCCCCCCGCTCCAACAGTTCGTTAGATACCGTCGGCGCCAAGGCGCGCGGCCTGCGGTTCGGCGCGTGGGCCGCTTGGATGACCGTCAGCACGGCGGCCGGCGTGAGGCCGGCAGCCGGCGCGCGCGCCGGCTGTGACGGCACAGTGCCGCCCGCTTGCCCGTCCGCCGTGCCGCTTAAGGGGCGTGCGGGGTGATGCCGGCGCCACGTGCCCGCTTCCTTGCTCGCGTGGTTCACCGCCGCCGGTGTCGGGCCGCCTCTCGTCGCCAGCGCGGCATTGACCCGATCGATGACGCCTTGCAGCGTTCCCAACCGGACAATCGTCGCGTCGGCCTGCTCATCACCGAGCAATTCAACGCCGATTTCATAAAGATCGATGTCCGGCATGGCGCGCCTTCCGGCCTGAATGATGGAAACGATAGACAGAGAGCGCCGAGGCGGGCGGCATAACGATGCCGCATCAACCCTCCGCGCTTGGCGCAATCATCCGCAGCCAGGCGCGTGCGCGCTGCGCCTCGAGCTCCCTGGCAATCATCATCACGGCCGCCCGGCGTGTCGCGCTCATGGCAAGCGCGGCCTCGATCGAGGGCGCGGCCCCGGCCATCGCCAGAAACACCGCCTCTCGCAACGTCGGGCGGCCGGCTAGTTTTTTGCCGCCACCTCACTCAACCGCGGCTCCGGTTCAGCCGGGCGCACCGCATTGAAAGCCGCCAACAGCCCGGACGCGCCAAGCCGTTCCACCCGCGCGCGCACATCATCCTGCGTCGTGGGAAAAGCCAATGCTGCGCCATCAATCTTGCGCACCTGCGCCGCCAGATATGCCGCGGCGATCCAGCCCGGAACGTCCGAATAATCGCCTGCCAGTTCGAACAGATCCAACTCCTCGACAGCGGAAAGCGGCGACGCCTCGATCGCGCGCGCGTCCGGCGCAATCACCATGTCCTGCAGCGCCTCGACGATCTTCGTCACGCCCGCCGCCCCCAAATCGCCGATCATCCCGCGTATATGCGTCCGCGAGAACGGGAACGGGTTGGGAATCCCGTTGATGCTGCGCACCGCGGCGGCCTGCAGCGCGCGGTTCCACCACACACGGTTGCCGCTCAGCTTCTGCTCGCGGCCGGTGCCGGGCGCGTCCACGCCTTCGGCCAGCTGCATCGCCTCATGCGGCTCGACCGGCCTCAGCTCCAGGACGCGGCCGTCATCCAGGGTTATGGCGATCATGCGTTGCTAAAACTCTCAGCAGCCCACTCGATTTTCTGCAACACCGAGCGGCCCGGCTCATAGCGGCCGATATCGGTGATCGTGAAGGTCACGGTGGCAAAATGCTGCGTGGTCTGCGCGCCGTTCAACTCGCAAATGGTCAGCGTGAGCGACCCGGTGGGAATCGACGCACCGGTTTGCCAGGCCTGGAACATCTGCTCGTAAAGCTGCTCGATCTGGTTGTTCACGCGGGCAAACTCGATCGTACCGGTCGGGCCCCGCATCACCACCACCGAGTTCGTCACGCCGTTCAGCGTCTGCACGTCCACCCGCTTCTGGTTCGGGTTGGTGGTGATCTGCGTCATCTCCGGCACCGTAATCGGTCCGTAAGGGCCGATCATGGTCGCACGGACATTTTCACCAATGGTAAATTGCGGCATGGATCAGTTCTCCCCTTACGATGCCGAGCCGGCGCCGGACGAAGACGAGATCGTCACCGTCTGCCCGCCCTCGACATTGACGATGAATTTCTCATTGATCGCCTGATACTGGATCTGCACGTCCGCCTGCACGTAGCCCAGGGCCGTGCGGGCCGCGGGATTGTTGCTGGCGTCGCACACCACCGAGAACGGCGCCGATCCATCGGTGCTGCCGAGCAGACCCTGGCTGAGCATCCCGCTCAGGAAATTCAGCAACGTCGCCTTGATGTTCAGGAACATCTGCGCGTTCACGACCTGGCCGACATAAATGCCCATGCCGGCCTGTAAGGTCGCCGCGATGTAATCCGTCAGGCGCGTGTAATTGTCACCGTTCATGGCGGCGCTGGAGGAGGTGTTGAAGCCGCCGCGCACGCCGAAATAAGCGCCGCCCGGCTGCGGGTTGGCGATCACGTCCAGCCCGTTCTGGAACAGCACGGAAAGATCAGCGCTGGCATAGGCGCTCTGCTGGCCGGTGCCGGGCACGCCAGATTTCTGCGTGCCGACCACACCGTAAAGCGGCTTGTTGAGCGAGGATTGCTCCGGCGAAAGGTTGGCGAGGCGCCCCGCCACGAAGGCTTGCGGCGAAACCAGGCGCAGCACGTTGTTGGCGGTGTCCTGCCAATAGACCCAATCGCCGAACATCAGCTTCGCCCAGGGCGAGTCCACGCCGGCCGTTTGCTTGTTGGTCACCGCGTCGGTGATGCCCGTGGCGCTGAGCGCCTCGCCCGGCGGATCCGTCATCATGATGTAAAGCCCTTCGGCCACCGCGAACGCGATCTGCGTGGCCCACGTGGT